CAGGCATCCCGTACCAGGACATTGCGGTCACCGTCGGGTCAGACCTGTTGTTCAACCGGGCCGTTGTCACCCGTGAGGGCGGCACGACGCAGATCGAAGACAACACGACCAGCCAGGCGCTGTACGAAATTCGCACCCTTACCCAAGACGGGTTGCTATTCAACAGTGACGTTGACGCCGAGTCGTACGCTGAATACCTGGTCAACAAATACGCCACACCGGAAATCCGGTTCAACGCCCTGACCGTGTCCCTAGCCGGTTTGACGACGATGCAGGCCGCCACGGTGTGCGGTATCGAACTGGGCGACCCGGTCCGTGTCGTGTTCACCCCACCAAGCGGAACACAAATTGACCGGTACGTCTTGGTCGAAGGCATTGAACACACCATCGACACCAGTAACCACCGTGTTACGTTTAGAACGTCAAGCCTGCAGGAAGCCGGGTTCACCCTGGACGACGCAGTGCTAGGCGTACTGGACGGTGACGCGGTCCTGTCCTACTAGGAAGGCCAAACATGGGAAGCGGATTCAAAGACTTTGCAGCGGGCGACATCCTGACTGCCGCCGACGTCGACGGCTATTTGATGCGTCAGACGGTGATGACCTTTGCCGACGCATCGGCACGTGACACGGCTCTGTCCGGTGTGCTTGATGAGGGCATGGTCGCCTATTTGGAGGACGTGAACCGGTACACGTTCTACGACGGCAGCGCATGGCTGGACATCGTGGCCGGTAGCACCGCCGGAATCTGGACGGCGTACACGCCGACGTTCACCAACCTGACGGTAGGTAACGGGACGCTTAGTGCAGATTATTGCCGTGTCAATGACTTTGTTGCTGTCCGTCTGAAGTTTGTTTTAGGTTCGACATCGTCGGTCAGCAGCCCGGTCAGTTTTTCGCTGCCTGTGACCGCAGATTCAACAATGGAAGGCCACGACGTCGGCACACTCAGAATGTTGAACGCTGGAATTGCAAACTTTGCCGGGCTGATTCTCTTTACCGCCGGCGGCGAAGCATCATTCCAAATGTATGCGACAGTTTCAACCTACTTGCAGCGTTTTGCGATCAATGCCAATGAGCCCTTCGTGTGGGGCACGAGCGACACGTTGAACGCATTCTTTTCATATAAGGCGGCATGACATGGTGACCGTGACCTGTACGAACAACGACTGCGCTAACGGCAACGTCGATTACAACTTCTTTGGCTTCCCGCCGGTCGTGGAATGCGGCGGCTGCCATACCATGCTGCAACCGTACGACCAGCGCGACGACCCTCCGCCGCCACCCGAGCCGCCGGACACGATCAATGCGTAACGCCATTTTGCTGATGGGCCTTGGCCTGCTCGCATTGGTCCTGTCGAACTTTACGAAAGGCTGACCGTTGAACCTGGAGAACCCGTCAAAAGCGTTTATCGCCCTCGCAGGCATGGTGTGCATCACCGTCCTGCTGGCCGTGAACCGCATCCCGACCGAGGCCGGCACTGGGATGCTTGGCACCATCTTGGGCTATGCGGTCGGTAACGGCATCGCAGCCCGCGGCGGCAAAGCCAGCACACCAATTATTGGGCCGAAGGCCGACGCCTGATGTACACCAACTGGCATGACGGGAGGCGCCCAGGCGCCCCGTGGACCACGTGCAGCCCCAACCTGCGGGCCATCCTGGACTACTGCCATGCCCGTTGGGGTCTCACCAACCTGGGGTGCTATGCGGTCCGACCGATCACGGGCGGCAGCAAGTGGTCCGCGCACGCTTTCGGGGCGGCACAGGACATGTCATACCGCCAAGGCCCTGACCGGTCGGTGATTGAAACCGAAGTGATTCCGTGGCTTGTCGATAACGCCCCCGTGCTCGGCATTCAACGCGTTCACGACTACTGGGCGCAGCGCTACTGGCAGGCCGGTCGGGGATGGATTGACCGCCCGCCCGGTGGCCGCAACGATCATTTGCATGTTGAGACAACAGCCGAAGCGTGGGCCGATGCCCGCCCGGTCGACGAACGCCTAGCGACCCACACCGTGCCTGCAGCCCCGTCGGCGCCCTCGGCCACGTGGAAGGCCGTGCGGCTCGGTGACAAGGGCGACGCTGTGCGCCAGGTCCAAACGGTGCTGCGTGACGCCGGTTACAAAAACAGCAGCGGCCGTGCCCCGATCGTCGTTGACGGTCAATTTGGGCCGACGACAGACAAGCGGGTCAGGCAGTACCAGAAAGCCAACCGGCTGGTCGTTGACGGAATCGTGGGGCCGAAAACGGCCGCCGCAATGGGACTGGCCTAACCATCCTTGACCGGCCCCCGGCCGGTGTGCGCATAATGATGGCCCCATCACAGTTAGGAAGGCCCATCATGAAACTTGCGTTGTTTGTCATTCTCACGTTGCTACCGCTTGGCTGGCTTACGAAAGACATGCCGAGCGAATACGAACTAATGGTCGAATATGCGACGCTGGCCACCTGGCCGAGCACGACAACGACCACCACGACCACCACCGAGGCGCCCCGCACGGCCCCCCTGGTGGACGTCACCACCACTACGGGCACACCGGGCCTTCCGGTCGCTGATGGGGCGAAGTGCCCGCAGTGGTGGGACACAGCCCGTTCTATGGGCTGGCCCGAAGAATCGTTACCGACACTGGACCGTGTCATGTGGAACGAATCCCGGTGCCTGGCCGAGGCCGTCAGCCCGACCCGTGACTACGGCCTGACGCAGATCAACTGGGCGACCTGGTCGCACATGGTTCGCGACCTGGGATACAACCGGGAAGCCCTGTTGGTGCCGGCCGTCAACCTGTTGATAGCCCGCATCGTCTACCAGGTCGCTGAAGACGCCGGTTACCGGTGCGGATTTTCGCCCTGGTACATGTCGGGCGACTACTGCGGCTGACCGCCATGCAATACGTCATCGTGACGCTGGCCCACTACGAAGTGCGCCAAGCGGTCGAAGTGGCAGCACGCCGCCAACTGTCTATGTGGAACCGGCAGCAACGCCCGTTGCACGGTGTCGAAACCCGAGGCAATAACTGGCAGTACCAGATAATCGGCGCCATCGGTGAACTGGCTGTAGCCAAGTTTTTCGGCAGTTACTGGGAGACCCCAACGCTTGACGACGTGGACCGGCTCCCCGCTGACGCCGGGGCCTACGAAGTACGAGCCACGGAACACGACCCGGCACATCTGTACGTCCACGACTACGACACCGACGACAGGCCGTTTGTGCTGGCCGTCGTGAAACGCAACCGGGTCAAGTTGGCCGGTTGGGCGTGGAAAGCCGACGTCGAAACCTGCGGCCAATGGGAAAAATCACCAACCCATCCAACGTGGCGGCTACACCAAGATCGTTTGCGACCCATCAGCGACCTAATCACCCATCACACCACTTGGAAGGCATGACATGGCATTCAACTTGAACGATTACGAACCGGTAGCGGCCCGGCTGGCCCGCTGGCTGTCCGACGCCCACGACCGCGAAGCGGACCCGAGGGTCATAACGCACCTGGTGCACCACGCCCCCGGTTGGTGCGTGTTCCGTGCCGAACTGTACGAAGGCGACATCTTGCGGGCCACCGGTTGGGCCGAGGAACACGCCACGGACCGAGGCGTCAACGCCACCAGCCACGTAGAAAATTGCGAGACCAGTGCTGTCGGCCGCGCGCTGGCCAACATGGGCGTAGCCGGCCACGACCCCGACCGCAGACCGTCCCAAGAAGAAATGCGCAAAGTAAAAGCGGGTGAACTGGCCGCCAAACGCACCCACACGGCCCAGACAGCCCCCGAAAACCCCTCGGGGCCTGCAGATACCGGGCAACCGTCTTACAGCCGGGATACGCCCACTGACAAGATGGTGAAATTTCTGCGCGTCCTAGAGAAGCGCAAAGGCGTGAAGGCTGATTCTGCGGCAGAACAGGAATTCGACCTATGCCGGTCAGAAATCGACCGCCTGCAGGGATTACCGGACGCATGACCACAAGACGCGTCCTGCCCGACAACCTGACCGAAGCCCAATTCCAAGGCGCCATCGTGGACCTGGCGCAGTACTTCGGTTGGCGCATCTTCCACCCCCGCACGGTGCGCACCATCACCGGCCACCACCTGACCGCCTACACCGGGCACGCCGGTTTCCCCGACCTGGTATTAGCCAGCCCGGCCGGCGTCATCTTCGCTGAACTGAAGACTGCCAAGGGCCGCCCCACCGAAGCGCAACAGGCGTGGCGGGCCATGCTGGAAGCGGGCGGGGCCGAGTACTACCTATGGCGGCCCGCTGATTGGTGGGAAATCGAAAAACGACTACGGAAGGCCAGATAGTGGGCCTGTTGCTGCATCAGGAATTGGAAATAGTCAGGGACCGCCTGCAGGCCCTCGGGATGACGTGGGAAGCCGACGTGCTGACCGAGGCCATAGACGAAGCCAAGTTTGTGCACGACATAGATGGCGCCCTAATCAGACGAGACAAGCGAGACACGGAAAGGCAATGCAAATGACCCCATTGGAACTGGCAATGCAGGAACTGGAACGCTGCAGGGACCTGCTGGGCGACGTTGATAGCGAATTGCGCACCGGCTCGGTCAGCATCAACACGCACGCCCGGTTGATTGTCGAAATGGTGTGCATCACCGGCCTGATTCACGGCCTGGCCAATCTGACAGCGTTGCAGGACGTGAACGCAGCCCTTGAAGCCCTGTTGGACGGGACGACATGACTACCACCGGCAAGTGCCTGGGATGCCAGCGCCGATACCAACGGCTCGGCACCAACCCGAACTACCGCTATCTGTGCGGGGCCTGCGCCCTGCGAGCCGAACACAACACGAAGGAAGGCCAGAAATGAACCCGACAGACAAGCCCCGCAACCGGTCCGACATTGTCGCCGCCCTCGGCCGGGTCACCGCCATTGACCCGAGCCTGATTCGGGACGCCATCGCCATGCTGGAAGATGACGCGCAGCGAATCCACCATCTGAACGAAGCGCTATTGCGCGCCAACGGCCAGTAGTCCACAGGGCTGTGGACGTTGCGGTACCAAAACACGAAAACCGGTACCGCCCTGCTCAGACCCCCTAAAATAGACCCCTTGACAGACCTACTAGAATCAACCCAACCACTGCCACCACCACCGGAGAGAGGGAAGCCCCGGAGCGCAGCGGGAGGGTCTGACCGAACGGAGCGACCCGACATGCTCACCACCGAAGCCACCGAAATACTGCAAACCATCGAACGCCGCCTAAGGCCCGCACGAGC